TATATGCAATTTACCAATGATTTCGGTCTATTTACCGAGTTATTGCAGATTGCCAATAAGATCAATGTGGATCTATGGGTAGAGCTTGACCCAGGTTTAAGCACAGATGAAGCTATGATGCTTGCCCAGGATCTAGCGCCGTTTGATCATCATGTACGCTTGCTTTGGTCGCCTATTCGTGCCCGTCCCCTGGATGCAGTCGGCTTAAAAGGCAAGAAGGTCCCGCGTCATGTGGGCGGCTATGTGTTGGGCCAGTTGTTAAAACGCCGTGCACAAACCAATAGCCAGGGTGTGCCGCCTTTGCATATCCCAATTGCCGGTTTTGATTATCCGATTCCATTTTTAGGCATTGAACAAAACCCAAGTGTGATCCTTAACGATTTCACCCGCAAAATGTTAGCCGAATGTCAGCTGAATGTTGTGGAACGCATGAAGTCGCCAAATGGGGTGCGCTTTGTGATTGGCGATTGCTTGACTGCAAACGGCGATAATACCAGTGCCTTAAAGCTGAGTAATGTCAGTGATATTTCGATGTTCATTGATAACCGCCTGAAGATGATCATTCACCGCCATCTACTCAAGCCGACCGACACCTTTATCGCAGATGCTTTGGAAGAATGTGGCCGCTTTCTGGATGCATGCACAACCAAAGACCGCCCGCTATTGAAGAAATCGAGCGAGTTCAGCGGATTCTATAGCCTTTCGATCATTCCACGTGAAGACCGTCCTTATGACGCCGTAGACGTGAAGTGTAAATACCATCCACAAGGCGCAGTACGTGCCGCCTACCTAGATACCACTGTCACCAAAGGCGCAAGCCGTTCTGGTGGCATGACCCCACAGCCTGAAGGGCCACAATCTCAAGCGCCACAATAATTTAAGGATTTTTTGTTATGAACCAATTGTTTGATTTTTTAAACCCATTGAATCAGCCGATGCTTGATAGCGTAGCGGCCCAGGCAGCAGCTGCAGTAGAACAGGCATCCCCGATCAATGCTACGGCTTTAAATTCTGAGATCCAGAGTCTACGCAAAGCTGCTTTGGCCGCGATCTTTGTCCTGGCAGGTTCGGTGATTGAAAATGATCTTGCTGAAGATGAATTGCCAAGCGACCGCCTGGATGCACTGATTGCCGGTATTTCAACAGATAGCGATGGTGAAGAGCTTGAACTTGATACAACATCACTGGATATCGTAATCGCATGCATGCAAGATGCCCTGGCAACTTTGGGCGTGGATGACGGCATGATTTCAGCCATGTTTAGTGCAGGTGCCGAGGCAGATGAAGCCATTGAAGCAGCCGCTGAAATTGTAGAATCCAACACGCCAACAGGTGAAGACCTGGACGAGCTGATTGACCTGTTTGTTTATGGTGAAGCTGAAGACGATGAACTGTTTATGGACGGCGTATCCCTGGGCAAAACCACAACCAAATCCGGCAAGTTCGGTAAAGTGGTTTATAAAGCCGTGAAAGCGATCCGTAACGGTAAAATTTCGATTGTGAATAAACGTGTGTCAGGCAAGGTAAAACTAAGCCCGAAACAACGTGCAGCTTTGAACAAGGCGCGTCAAAAGGCCGGATCTTCAAGTGCGATCAGCAAGCGTGTACGCTCTATGGCGAAAGCCCGTAAACTGTAAAATTGTTCAATTGAACATTATGTTCAAATGAACAATACCAGGTATTTAAACAAAGCCCGCATAAAGCGGGTTTTGTTTATTGGAATATCGAAAAAGTGCCGTTTATGAATCCGTCAAAATGAGGGCATGAATTGAATCAGAGTGCTATCTCATGGCGAAAAAGTTTGTACTGGGCGAATTAAGTGAACAACATGCCTTTGTTTTAGAGATTAAGGAAACCTTGCAAAAAGCCACCAAGCAGACCGTGGCTTATATTGCCGTGGATAAGCTGATTAAAAAGGCTGATGTAGCCACAAAAAAGGTCACATTTACTTTTGAGGAAGGGCAGACGATTGGCCTGGTATTTCGGGTAGACGGCGATGTAATTCAGCATGCTTTGAATAGCAAGAATATCCCACTATCAAAAGTGATGGATTACGACAAAATGAGTGACTTTAATGCCGGCCTGGAAGATTTGGGCTTAAAACTTAAAGCCAATCAGGAAAAGTTCAATATTAAGCGTCAATCTGCCCGAGTGATGATCCCACAGACCAAAGCGCCATCATTAACGGTGAAAAAACGCATTCAACAGGCCCGTGATGTTCTTAAAGAATTGGAAGATCAGATTGCACAGCACCGGGCCCATACGGCGCAAAAAGCAGCAGAATTAACCAAAATCGAAGGGATGGCAGCATGATTGATTTAATAATGCTGTATGCCTTTATTGTCGGCATGGCCCTGCTTAATTGGGGCCTAAACCGCTTTGCCTTATTCCGTGGCCTGAGTACCGCATTCTTAAAAGAGCGGCAAAAACCGGGCTTTCAGTTTTTTTTCAATAAGCACAGTGCGCCGTATATGAAAGCAATGGTATGGGTCGCGCTTTACGTGCTTTTGGTCGGCTTTGCTGCAGGGCGTCTACTCTACCTGGTCGATCTATGGTCACTGGAAACCGCCATTGTGGGCCTGGTGCTCATGTCCTTTTTGGCAAGGGAAAGGGTGCATTACATCACGGCCATTTTTGTTGTGACGCGAGTGCCCCAGGTATGAACTACATTTTTAAGATTTCAGATATCGAACGCATGATCGAACATTGGATGAATACCCCGCCCAATGGTTATATCGGCGTGACTTATGGCCGAAATTTACGTGAACTACTGCATAAGCCCATGACTGAAGATTCTGCCAATACCCTATTGGATTGGATGCGGGAGGATATGCCGATTTTAAGACAGTTGAGCGATGCAGATTTCAGTGTGGTTGAACAAGAACTGGGTTATGACAAGAAAGCCTTTTTTATTCAGCTTTCGAGCATTTTGATCCCGATTCCCACCCGAGTTGATGAAAATATTTTAGGGGCTTAAACATGCCGTCATTAAGTAAGATCCAACAAGTTACCGCGATTGCCTTGCAGCAGTACCCGGAAATCGCAGCACGTTACAATGCCGGAGATCCGACCGTGACGGCGCCCATTCAGGCCATGCAGCACATGCTTGCCGAATTGAGCCGCGATGTGGACGTATCCGAGCTTGAACCTTTTGTGAAAAGCCGTGAAGCAACTATTTTAGCCGATGCCACCAACAAAGGTATTTTGCCACTGGCTGAGCCTTGTCAGCACTATGTCACGATCCTGAATAACAGCAATAGCCGGATGACCATTGCGTCAGGGCGTACCTTTGAGGACGGGCAGGGTCGACCGCGGCGTTTTTTACAAAATGCCGAAATCCTGGCCGGAAAAGAAACCCGAGTATTGGCCGAACAATCCCAGGTACGCCAGATTGAACGCACTATTGTTGAAAGTGCGCCGTTTTATCAGTTCACCTTGCCGATTGAAGAGGATATGTCACTGGTATCCCTTAACGTCCGCGATCAGGATGATAATATTTATAACTTTGTCACCCGTTGGATGAATACCCTGGCCGGGGATCGTGCGATTATTTTAAAGACCGATTCATTGCGCGATATTACCTTAGAGTTTGGGGATTCAAGCCTGTATGGCCGTACCCTGGCCGCCAATACTGTGCTGAAAATCAATATTCGAGAAAGCTACGGTTATATTGATCCGAATATCTTAAAAGAGGCCAGTTTTCAGGAAATTTCAACCCCACAAGAAAGCCGCTTGCGCTTGCGTTTTGATGCCGGGGGCCTGGTGCGTATGGGTGCCAATCCTTTAAGTATCGAGCAAATGCGTCTACTTGCCTCTTATCCGACTCATGATGATAACGCCGTCTTTTTGGGGAACTTCGATTTCCTGATCCGTAAAAAGTTCATGGCCCGAACGCACTATATCAACGTATGGAATGAATCCATCCATGAGCAGCACTTTAGCCCCAGTGTTGAGAACATTAACCACTTGTTTGTTAGCTTTGTGCCTAAAAACGGCGGTGAATATAACCTGATGGGTGAAGAGATCCGGCAGCACATTGGTAAAGCCGACAGCCTGTATGCCGGCACACGTACCCGCCTGGTAGCCGTGGAACAGCGTCAGTTCAAGATTTTCATTAAAGGTGTATTGGCCCCGGTGCATGACGTGGAAACCGTGAAATCACAGATTAAAAGCCTGTTACTGAGTAATTACGGTAAAGAGCAAATGGCGTCCAGTTATCACCTACCGAACGGCTTTAACTTGCAAGAAATTAACAAGCTGATTAATCAATCTATCCTGGCCTTTCAAGACCGTCAATCTGACTTCAAAATCGATATTGAAGACCTGGACAAAAACCCGATCAAGCCGAACCAGTGGCTGTATATGGGCGATAGCAGTATCACATTTGATATCAAAGTATCGAAAGGCACGGGGGAAAGTTTATGGGCAATCCTGTAAATCAAGACATGAACCTACTTGCACCTTATGAGCAGTCATGGACTTTTGGCGATGATGAAAAAGCCTTACAAAGCCTTTTTTTAGACGTCTTTAATGAATTGTTTGCCGAGCAAATTAAGGATATTCATCACTATGGCATGCCGCATTTGGGCAGTCCGAGCGTAGTAGAACGCTTTACCAAGCAAGACGGTTTAGCCGTACTACGCCGGGCCAATTCAAGTGATGCCATCATGCGGGTGATTTATGCGAACTGGAAGTCGATTGGCTCTAAACGTGGCCTGGCTTTTTTAGAGTTTGTATTGCGCATGATTTGGGGTGATCAGTGGCAAATTCAGCGGCTTTATCACAGTATTGACCGGGCTAAAGACTATCCTAGACTGATCACCACAGGCCCCACCCGTAATTCATTCCTAACGTCCCGGATCTTCATCACCCTGGGCCAGAATATCAATGTCGATGAAGCCCTGGAAATTGCCCCGGTGGTGGCAAAACTTGTGCCGGCGAACATCGTGGCCCGGGTAGCCACGGGCCTTGACCTGGGTGAAATCAGTACGATGGATTTGGCCGTGGTTGCCATGCCTTACATGATTGCCAATCTGCAAAAATTCGAGCCTATATCATCGTTGGTCATTCCCTGGACGCCGTGGGGAGTATTGAAAAATTACACCCTATCTAATGATACGGCCCGTTATACCGGCTATAAGACCAATTATCAGGAAATGTATCACGGCCCGGCAACACATAATCTCAGAGCGGCAGCGGCTAAAGCCATGCTGATTGCTGAATACAGCGTGTTATCCGCGGTTCATGACGCGATTCTTGCCATTCACCCCACTGCAATCGCCAGTGAAGCAGAGATCCCGTTAAAAGTCGTTACAGCTTCATTCTTACCTGAGTACCGGGATGCGGTAGCAGCCGGGCAGGTGATGTTAAACCGGGTGCGACTAAGCGGGGATGGTAGCTATACCGGCAATGCGTTTATGTCACCGATTTTGAAGTATCTGGAATGGTTTTTAAAAGACGGCGTACTGAGTTATAACGTGCCATCGGGACAGAATGAACGGGCACCCTACCTGTACAAAATTGCCAATATCTCAAGCCTGATCAGTTATAGCGATGCAGCGAAAAAGCACATTGCTGATTTGGTGGCCCGTGATGCAGCCTGGGTCAAATATACGCTCAAGGAATTGATCGAGTCTGATGGTGGGGAGGGCGTCTTTATTCAGCAGTATGTATCGATGGAGGCGCCAGACGGCCCGCATTTACGTGCACCCAATGCGCCGTTTGATGATTGGGCAGTACAGCCGCAAGTCATGGTGATTGGCCGCCAGGTGGCCTATAGCGCGATCAAGACCAACGACACCGATTATTATGACAGTCTGGTCGATGTGGACTTGTCCGATGCGGCCTATCGTTCCCTGTCAGATCCAGATATGCAGCAGCTGCAGGGCCTGAAAAATACCGTCAATCATTTAGCCGGAAAAACAGACTGGACCATTGATACAGACAATAAGCAGGTTAGCTATTTGCAAGCCCCGGACATAGGGGAAGTAGACGGCCAGGACTGGGCCCACACTGAAGGCGGGGAGTACTACGCCACCAAAGAACTAGCCAAACGCGCCTATGAACTTGCCAACGGCGTGACTTGTACCCTGGATCTTGAAAGCATGACCTGTATTGATGCACTGGATGCGGTGATTTTTGAAGGTCCTTTGCTTGGCCGGACCAAAGTGGTTGAAATCGATCCAGAGCTAAGTGCAGAAGAGATTGGCGAAATGGACGGCCAGGACTGGGCGTATTATGAGGAAGGGCCCTATTACGCCACTAAAGATCTAGCCAAACGGGGTTTTGAGCTTACAACCTTTGTGTCATGCACCCGGGAAGAATTGCATTTAACGTGTAGCTCAGAGCAATTGCCAGATATTATCTATGAGGCAGATTTAATTGGTCGCAATAAGGCGATAAATAACGAGCCACCGTTACAGAAATTTATCAGCTTTGCCGATGTACTTGAACAGCTGTTTAGCCAGGCTGCAGCGGATGATTATGTACAAGATTACCTGGACGCCGTTGCCATGACTGCTTTTCATGCTGATGCAAATAAGCAGCTGATCAAGGTGAATGACTTTATTGGCCGCTTTGAGGAAAACAAGATCTTGCGGGATTCTGATTTGCCGCCAGTGTTGGTTCCGGTTAATCGCCTGTATGAGTTCATGGTGATGCGTGAAGATAACCCGAATTTTAAAGGTGAAGATGCTGTAACCAGTATCGCAGTTGAAGCGAACAAGCTGACTAATATGTTTGTGAATCTACGTGCTGAAGCCATCGCCAATAATAACACTGGGCTATTGGATCAAATCGAGAATGCCATAATCAGTGCCTACAAGCGGGATAAAGTCTGGACTACTACCAATAATCTCTATGCACAGTACTTTATTGAAGTGCCTTTTGCTGATGTGGTGGACCAGATCTTTACTAATTTTCAAACTGGCAATGCAACGTATAAGGCATCGGCCCGGGAATTTTTAAGCAAGGTGGCCGAATCGATTTTTTTACCAGGTGCAAATGATCAGCTTGTGAAAGTATCTGAATTAAGCACTCAGTTTGAAGCAGGTAAAGTCTATCGGTCCCTAGTTTAACAATTCAGGAATATCAAGAAATCCGCCGTTTTTTTCCCTTCAAAATGGCTATAAACCAAACCTGGATTTATAGCCATGCAGCAGAACTTTATTAACACAGTTGCCGATTTCATTGGCGATGCAACAGCAGCACAAAGCCTGGGCGCAGCAATGTTGCAAAGTACCGGCATGATCGTGCCAGATGCGATGCCAGAAATTGCCTTGCTGATTAGTAATTTTAACCGTCCGATTATCACCAATAACGAAGCGGCTGATTACAACTTGGCCGGTGGTGCTCAACTTCATGTGCCTGGTGCACCAAAAACCCGCTATGAAGGCCAATGGCAGATCATTGAAACCGATTTCGGCCAAGCCACTGCCTTTGCTGAATTGATTATGGCCCGCGGCGGCCAGACAGATTGTTGGGTTTATGATGGCCGCCAGGGTCGTTACATGCATGCCCATCGTTTGACCAATGTATCTTTGACCTTTGAGCAGCTTGACGTGGATTCTGAAGGCGTAAGTGCCATTCAGCGTGTTCAAGTATCCGCGAAATATAACTATTACGGCTTAAATGGCAGCCTGGGTAACGTCAACAAAGTGGGCCAGATTATCGGTGCTGCTACCGGTACTAATTCCACCCTGGGCAAAGCACAGCAGCTGCTTAATACCGTGGTTGCCGGCAATACCTTAGTGAATGCGCTGAAAGGTATTTTCTAATGCAATTAAGTCCAGTTGATCAACATGGACAATATCAAGACAGTGAAGCGGGCACCATCGCTTCATTGTCCGATCAATTGTTCAATGAATATGGCCTATCCGGCTATTCATTAACGCCGTCTGACATTGAAACGGCGTTAATTGCTGATTTTAAGGTGTATGCGGGATGGGTAACTACTGCTACCCAGGCGCGAGGGCAAGGCACCACGTTAGACGGTACACAGAGCGTAGAACTTGGAGAGTGGGCCATACTTGAAACCGTGATCCGGGCGCATTGTGAACTGATCCAGGCACAGCGCATGGAGGCTACCGCATCCCTGGGTGGTGAACGGTTCGGGTTAAGCGTCAGTGAAGCATCGCAAAAGTACAGTGATGCCAAGCTTGAGGCCGAAAAAAAGGCATTTATCGAAGAGCCGTTTTTTATAGATTTTGGGGGTTAATCGATGCGCATCATGTTAGCGAATGGTCAATTCATTGGTACAGATCGGTTTATCAGTGGTGTATTGCGTTCTGATTTATTGCCTGTCCCGGTGACGCTTGAATTTCAGACGTTATTAACCCCGGAAATAGATGCGCAATTGCAAGAAAAAAGCGTGATCAAAATCGGTGATAACTATCTGGAATTGATCATCGTGAAGCGTGTTGTGGATACCGCCGGATTTTTAAAAGATGACAAGCAGTTATCGATTGGGGCCTATATTGCGGTACTGAATGGCTGTGAACGATTGATCGAACCGGCCAGAAAAGCAACGTACCTGGAAGGAACCACGATTGGCGCAGCATTACGCGCCAGTGGCAACAAGTTAAAGGTCAAGGAAGACGTCCCGCTTTATCATTATTTTTGCGCCGTTGGGGCCACCCCATCTTATGAAATTGCACGTAAATGCGGTGAAGAGGCCGCCGTTATTTATTGTTCAGATGAAGGCAAGATTATCGTCAAACGTCTGTCACAAATCCTGAACCAAGATCCGGCACTTGAGCTCGATGACACTGCAGTCAAGTGGATTAAAAACCAAACCCATTTAAATCATGTAATCCCAAGTTATCAGACCGTAAATGCAGACGGCTCGACCATTGAAGGGGAGCTGAAAGTAGGCGCAAAAACGGCCTTTTATCCCAATCTGGATTCCAGACGCTTAAAAAACCTCAGTACCGTTTTAGTGACCCGGGGCACCGTCATGCGTACCTATAACCCGGATTTTATGGCCGGTGATGTGGTCAAGATCAAAGACAAGAAATATGTAATTTTAACCACGGCCCATCGTTTTGATACAGGTGTTCTGGGTGGGCCCACAGTATCCGCTTCAAAATTTTGGCTTGCAGAGGTGGTCAGTCTATGAATAAGGGCTTTTTTGGCGATTATCCCGCTACGATTTTGAGTTACGACAAGAAGGCCAGAACGGCGCGAGTGAGTATTCCGACCGTTACAGATGGCCTGGATGATGGCATTACCGCCACTTTTGCCTATCCGGTCGGCCATGATGACAAGGACACTGAAATCGAGATCCTACCAGGTGCAGAATGCTATGTGTTCTTTTTGCAGGGAATACCGAGCAGTCCGGTGATTTGGTCCTATCGCTCACATGGTTCCGGGGCCGTGGTGGACGTTCGCCGTATTCGCCAGGAAAACATTGAACTATTGGCCCGGGCCAAAATCACGGCCAAAGCCCGAACCATTGATGTGAGTGCATCCGAGGTGGTGAATATCCACGGCGCCACACAGATCAACCTAACGTCTGAGGCAAAGATTAGTCTAAATGCCCCAATGATCAGCATGAACGGGGCATAACATGGCACAGTTTTGTATTTCCTTTCCGCCACCAAGCTACCAGGAACTTTTCGACCAGATCAAGCATTTAAAGCCGGACTTTTCCAAGCTGAAAAACCTGATCCCGGTGATTGGCTTGCCGATCCCGATCTATATTGATTTTAGTCACTACAGCAACGAATTATCGCAATTGGTACAGTACTGGCGCAGCATGTTATCAGTACAAACCCTGTTAGCCATGATTAAGCCAATGGTCAGCCTTTTGGGCCTGGCCCTGGATAGTCTGCTACCCAAGATCCCGTTTTTAAATATATCCATCCTGGACTTGATTGCAATGGATGCCAACACGGTCAAGCAGATGATTGCCACGGCGTTAAAAGAGCACGGCCAAGCCTTTTTAAGTGCCATTTCTGCCTTTTTGCCCTTGCCGATTTATTTCGGTTTAAGCATCCCATCCTTTGAAATCAATGCCATCTTCAAGGCTATTTATAGCCAGGCAGTGAACAGCTTAATTGAGATCGTGACCAACTTGATCGGACAAGTCCTGGACAAGTTAAAATTGTCTGCAATATTGAACCTGCCTAAGTTGCCGACCTTAAAAGAGCTGCAGAACATGATCATGCAGATCCTCAAGGCAAAGGCCCAGGCCATTGCCGGGGAGTTGATCCAGGACTTTAAAGACGAATATGCCGCGATTGTGCATGCCGTCCAGGTGCTAAAAATGGACATTAACGCCATCTTTGCCCTTATCCAGTTCCCAGGCTTGCCGATTATCAAATTTCCATCGCCGTTTTTTCCAGACTTTAGCTGTCTGGCCGTGGAGTTACGTGAAGCCATGCAGATCTTTATGCAAAGCGTGATGACCTTTGTGATTGATAAAATTGTCAGCTTTGTGAAGTCGGTTTTGAGCATGTTGGGGATTCAGTTTCCGACCATTTGTATTGATTTGCCTGAGTTGCCGCCGTTGCTGACAAAATAGGAATATCAAAAAAGAGGGCTTTTTTAAAAGCCGAAAATAGAGCCTAGTTATTCGCATAATTGGGCTTTTTTAATGAGCAAGGTCGGAAAGTTTTTATCTAACATTTGGTCAGAACGACACCTAGAACAAAGCATGACCATGACCGCCGGCGTGGATGATATTGATGGGGTATATGAGAATTATGAGCCGTTTTCCCTGGGTGTTTACTACGGTGAAGCCTTAAAACGGCGTGAACGTAAAGAGATTTACACCACGTACAAAATCATGATGCAAGATCCGACTATTCATGCTTGTTTAAACTTGCTTGTGACGGCGGCCCTGGGCGGACATGAAACCCGTGGCGAAGTGATCTTCATTCGACCTTCAGAAAAAGTGAAGGGTGATGGCATCCGGGCCAAAGAGTTACGGGAACTGGTTGAAAAAGAGGCCGAGCACTTACAAAGCCTGATCAATGATATGATTTTTGCCTTTGCCCGCAACGGGATTGGATATGGTGACAGCTTTGCCCGGGTATATCCGCAAAAGGGCTTAGGCGTGGTGCATGTTACATGTGCTGAAACCGTAGACCCGCCCAATATCCAGGCATTTGAACAGGCCGGGCGTACAGTCGGCTATCACGTTTTAGAAGTGAATGATTTTGAGATCCGCCGGATTACCAAACTGAATAAGCACCAAATGGTACGCATGAAAATGCAGCGTATTACGCCGTTGCCTCAGTTCCGAATTGATCATGTGCTGTATAAGCAGATCCTGGATGAAAATGATTTAAGCCAGGTGCCAATCATCCCGTCCCCGGTCGGTGGTTCATTCCTTCAAGCCGTAGAACCGGCCTGGAAAGAATGGGTGTTAAGCTTTGCCGCATTGAACAGCCAACAAATTGCCGATTCAGTCAATAACCAGGTCATG